TACCAATGGGAAGGTATGGGCGGCATCTCGGATGAAGACGATCTTCAAGGTCGTCGCGGGGGAGTCTCCTCCACCGTCTAATTACATCCGTGGACTTGATAATAATACCTTCACTTGCTTATCTAGCTTGTGCAGGCATCTTATCAGGGCCGGTAAGCGCCGTGAGGTGCTTACAGCTCTATCGATTTTTAGGAGACTAAAAGTTGAACCGGTGTTAACCGACAAACTAATTAGTTCTGTCATAACGCCGTTTACAGGGGAAAAGGCGAAATTCGATTTTCGTTTGTTCGGAATTATAGCCCGACAGGTCGTTCCCGTCCCCTCTCGCAAAGAGGGATGGATGACTCTGACTGACAACAAATTCGTTGCAAAACGATTATGGTGTGGGTACAATATGAAGTCGCTTCCTATTCTGTGGTCTTCTAAGAACGGCCCTAACGGGCAGTCTCTTCATACCATGGAAAAGGACCTTTGCGCACTACAAGCTGATCGAAAAGTGTTTGAAAACGTTTCCAATGCTTGGAAATATTTTAAACTCGATTTCGATCGCATGGTTTCTGAGGTTAAACCAAAGAAAACTAGGTCTTATCATTCAAAGCTTGTTGCTATACAAGCTCCTGCATGTAAGACTAGAATTGTAGCGCTTGGAGATTACTTCACGCAGGTTCCTCTTGCCTTCGTACACCAAAAGTGTATGGAAGTTTTGAGGTCATTAAAATCTGATGGTACAAAGTCTCACAGACAATGTGCCACAAGACTCGGTAATGGATCTAGAGAAAGAAGATTCGTAAGTATAGACATTTCGTCTGCTACTGATCGTTTTCCTCTTTTCTTACAGGTTCCTCTTATCGAAATAATGTTTCCTGGGTTAGGTGAAATTTGGGGGAAGCTTGTAAGCTCCCGTCAATTTTTTTCTCCTAAAGGTTTCGTGCAGTATGCCGTTGGTCAACCGATGGGATTTTTATCCTCTTGGCCAGCCTTTGCACTTTCTAATCATATACTAGCGAGAATGGCATGTTATAATGCCGGTTTTCGCGGTAAAGATGGGTTTGCTAAGCCCATGTATCGATTAGTTGGTGACGACATAGTTTTCGTTCGCACTGAAGCTGCACAGGAATACCGTAAACTTCTCTCCATTCTTGGAGTTGAGTATACGATGCCCGAATTCAAAGACAAAGGTAGCTTTGAATTTTGTAAGCGATATTACTATCGCGGACAAGACATAAGTCCGGTCACAGCGGATCTCGGCGTAGCCGATATTCGCGTTATTC